CCACGTACCGTACTGGGTGACAAGGTATGCTTTTTTCCATCAATGTACTCTGTGGCGCCTTCTTTGAGCGTTTTTCGCACGTTTGGCTTCCCTGCCATCTTCTCCGCCAGTAACTCCATTGCTTCCCTTTTTGTGGGCTTATACGGCACTACAATGTTGTATCTAACTCCGTCTTTCATCTGTCGGATCCGATATGATCCGGAAGGCAGTTTCTCAATGGTCATTTCTCCACCTTCTCTCTGTATGCAAGCACTCGCTGAATCATATTCCTTGTCATGTCATCGGCTTCACGGTATTGTCCGATTAGCCATAATTCTTCATTAGTCAATTGAATCGAATAACCTGATTTTTGTCCGCCAACGATATATTCCACAGGCACTCCAAAGTAGTTTGCAATTTTAACAAGCTTATCGAATTTCGGCGTGCTTCTTCCTTTTTTCCAGTCTGTAAACGTAGATCGTGGCACTCCAGTCTCCCTTGATACGTCTGATGCTGTCACCTTGTTTTTCTTCAATAATTCTTCAAAACGCTCGTACATGCCAATTCTCCATTCTTGCGGAAACCCGCAAAATAACTATTGACACTTGCGGAAAACCGAATTACAATGAAACCACGGATTGCGGAAATCCGAACAGAAAATACGGCTTTTCGTTGTGTCAGACGCTTGATTGTGGGTGGAATCCTATTATAACGGAAATCCGTAAAAACAACAACAAAAAAATACGGAAAGGAGAAAATTGATGTACGCAAAATACGCTAAACGGAGAGACGAATTGCATATGACTGATTTCAGCGTTGCCAATGAGACTGGCATTGCTCCGTCAACCATTTCTGACTGGAAGAATGGCAAGAGCACTCCGAAGATGGACAAGCTGGTGAAGATCGCGAAGCTTCTCAACGTACCGTTGGAATTTTTCATTGAATGATAAGGGGGCGCTGGAATGAACAGAAAAAAAGAAATTATTGAGTGCATCGAGAAGCTATCTGGCAAGTATTCAGCATATGAAATCTTTACAGACTGGATCCGATGTATGGCACTTTCAATTAGCAACTCACTCGTTCCTATTCATGATTCTATTTGGCAAGCCCGAGAACAATCTTATCTTGACACCACGAACAGATACACATCAGAAGAACTTTCAAGTATGTGCGAAATGACAGCATGGCTTGCGGAGACGCTGGATGATGGCCCGGATGATGTACTTGGCGATATTTACATGAAGTCCGGAATGGGGTCCAAAGCAGCAGGGCAGTTTTTTACTCCATTTCATCTTTCTGTGCTTACAGCAAAGTTGGCTTTAAATGATTCAATACAGTCATTAAGAAATGGATTGGATATATTGCCAATAAACGAGCCAGCCTGCGGCGGTGGCGCAATGGTCATAGCAGCTGCAAAAGTATTACATGATGATGGGTTTAATTATCAAAAAATCATGAGAGTTATTGCACAGGATCTCGATTGGAAGGGCGTTTATATGTGTTATGTGCAGCTCAGTTTTCTTGGAATCCATGCTTTGTGTGTTCAAGGAAATACATTATCAGATCCATACGATCCGAACATAACAAGCCGAAAACACATGTTATATACGCCGGCTGCAATGGGGGCGTTGCTATGAAAAATGCGTTAAGAGAGTCATTGCTCACAGCAATAGCACCGTATCTTTCACAAAACGACTTCGAAAACATAAAAATGCGATTTGACATGATTTTGAACGATTATGACATATCAAAAAATGAAACTGCAATCACTGTTTATGAGGGCGATCTAAATAATCAAATGTTATCTCGTTTTCTTGTTGCAAAAGTGGCACGTGGATGCACTCCGAGAACTGTCAATTTTTACAAGAATTCATTAACCCTCATTTTTGCCAGAATCGGCAAACCGTACAACGAAATAACTGCGGATGATATTCGGATGTACATGGCAATTCGAGTGCAACACGATGGCGTAACAAAAACAACGGCGAACAATGAACGCAGGAATCTGTCCGCATTTTATGGATGGTTGCAACGAGAAGAAATACTTCTAACAAACCCGATGCTAAAAGTGGAAAACCTAAAAGTCGAAAAAACAAAAAAGCCAGCTTTTACAAACATGGACATTGAAAAAATGCGTATGGCATGTAGCACATCGAAAGATCTTGCAATGTTCGAAATCTTATTATCCACATGGGCACGTGTTTCCGAAGTATCGCAGATCCGATTGTGCGAAATCACCGGCAATAAAATCCTCGTCCACGGCAAAGGTGAAAAAGATCGTGATGTGTATCTAAACGCCAAGGCTGTTCTTGCAATTGAAAATTATTTAGCTGATAGATCTGATAACAATCCATATTTATTTCCAAGAGCAAAATACGCTGGTGATGTAGTTGCTATGACCAAGGGAATAGGTCGCCGCTTGTCTAGTGAATGGTACAAGAAAAAAGAATATGTTGATGAAACGCTTCCAATGGATAAAGGAACTATAGAAAGCCGAATTCGAGCTATCGGGAAAAAAGCAGGCGTGTCAGGGGCACATCCGCACCGGTTCAGAAGAACTGGCGCAACAAATGCACTCCGCAATGGTATGCCGTTGATTCAAGTTTCAAAAATACTGGGTCATGCGAATATCGGAACAACGCAAATCTATCTGGACATCAGCGACAAGGAACTTGAACAAGCTCACGAAAAATACGTGCTTTAAAAAGGAGGTTATTCATGAAGATCAAAGCAATCATCAAGAGTCCAGGCGTAAGTGACCTGTATGGGCATGTCGGCTGGATTGACAACACACTGGACAGCTTCCAGAAGCAAGTGCAGGGGTACATTGAGTGCGTCACTATTCCGGAGCTGAACATTGTGATCGTGTGCAACGAAGAAGGACTGATTAAGGACTTGCCGTTCAACTGCTGGATTGGCGGGCACTGCTTCTTCGGTCCGATCGTGGTCGTAGGCGTACAGGGTGACGAATTTGCATCCGTGCCGATTAGCTTCCAGAAATGGAAGGACATCTTGAAGTATGAAGGAGGGTATGAAGAATGAGAAAAGTTACAACAACATATTTCTGCGACAAGTGTGGAAAGGAAATTACAGAGCCGTTCGTGCCAGTGTTCATGCTGAAGTTTGCGGAGTATGAGACTGGAAGCATTGACGAAGACACGCAGGACGTGTACTGGGAAGTCTGCGCTGACTGCCGAAAACTCATTGAGCAGTTCATTGTCCAGAAGCCATTTTCAAAGCCCCAGAAAGGCGAATTTGACATTGGAAAGGCTCAGGCGTTAAGAGATGCGGGATGGACTTACAAAGCAATTTCTGAGGAAATGAAGTGCTCTGAGCAGACTGTCTGGAACAAGCTCAACAAGAAGGCAGGTGATAAGGATGCCGAGAACTAAATTAGACATTGATTACCGAATCAAACGCACGCACAAACTCATTCAGCTGGCACTACAGGACGCGGACATGCGCCAGAAGGACATTGCAAAGCTGTTGTATGTATCGCCTGAGACGGTGAGCTACAAACTCCGCAAGGGCAGACTGACGGTGGATGATTTCCAGACCATCATTGATGCGTGTCAGCTGGATGATAAGACAATAATCAAGATTCTTAGGGGGTGAGAAATGTATTTCGAACAGGTATTTGGAGACCGTATCTACTTGTGCTTTCTGGATGATTACGTCCGAAGCATCGCACCCAGAGTGGTGGCGTTAGGGTATGAGGGATACTGCTTCACATCTGATGAGTTTAAGTTTGGCGAGGATTCCATTGCTCTTGAAGCGTTCCGAGAATCCTACGACCTGAAGAAGCCAGAAAGGAAGGAACCATGAAGAACGTATTGATTTGTATTGCAGTTGCATTATTATTCATTGCCTTTGGAGTCGTAGGCGGACTGGAAAACGATGCCATGTCTGTCGGGCACGCTGTCGCATGGCTGTGCGTTCTGGTTCCGGCAATGCTCGCCAGTGTACTTCTGGCAAAAAGAATGTGAGACAGGCCATCCAAGCACAAACCCGTCTCACAAGCGTAACAATTATCTGCACGTGCATTATAGCACAGAGAGGAACAACAATGGAGAAAAATTGGAAAGCAAAGATTGAACAGAAGAGAAAAGTTGTCTATCTGGACGGAGAATCGAGCTGGTACACAGAAACCTTTGAGCTCCGCTTCGAAACTCTAGTGGAAGCACAGGAGACAGTCAATGCTCTGATGTCAACATGGCCGTATGACTTCCCGCCGATGAAGGTGACAATCACCAACATCATTCCAGAAGCACCAAAGCCAGATGTCACAATTCCAGATACAGATTTCATGGAAGGCGGTGAGCAGTAATGCGTTGCCACAACATCCCGCCATGTCAGTACGACTATCGTGCGGAAATTCCAAGCACGAACCGAGTTGAAACCACTACCTGTTTCTGCTGCGAGGAAGAGTTCGCAACTGATGGCATCTGGTTCCACACATGGGACCCGACTGACGGGGAAATCAATGTCTGTCCAGACTGTTGGCTCGATTTCATCTGGGACAACTTCATCACTGGCGCAAGCATGCAAACATTTCTGGATTTACTGGTATCCGAAGAGAAGGAAGCGAGGAAACGGCTATGGAAGAATACGCAACACTGATTGCCACAATCAAGACCCGTCTCCAGCTGAATCTGGAAACCACAGCCGAACATTCACTTGACGAACGCTACATTGCATCCGCCTGCCGTGACTACTCCGAAGCGCTTCGGGCTCTGGAGCAGGCGAGGATTAATAGTATGAAAGGGGAACAATAATATGGCATTACCAGTTTTAATCATTGGACGGTCTGGCTCCGGCAAGACCTATTCACTCAAAAACTTTACACCCGATGAAGTCGGCGTGATCTCAGTTGAAAAAGGGCGGCTGCCTTTCAAGTCTGACATCAAGACGGTACGGATCCCGACTGACTTCGGTCCGGACGTGAAGACATATGCGCAGCTGAACGCTGCCAAGTATTCGTGGATCCAGAAGGCTATCCGCACAGCAAAGGTCAAACGGCTAGTGATTGATGACAGCCAGTATCTTCTGGTCAACGAGCTGTTCGATCGGGTAGCAGAAAAGGGCTACGACAAGTTCACCGGCATGGCTGCCAACTTCCGCAACCTTATCCACTTTATCAACGAACTGGAAGATGAGGATAAAATCGTTTACTTCCTGCATCACTCCGAACTGGACACAGACGGACGGGAGAAGGTCAAGACCATCGGGAAGATGCTTGACGAGAAGCTGACGGTGGAAGGCTGCTTTGACATCGTTCTTTACTGCCAGGACCATCGCTTCTTCACTCAGTCTAACGGCCAAAGCACTGCTAAGTCTCCAGAAGGCATGTTTGATTTGGAAATCCCGAACGACTTGAAAGCGGTTGATGTGGCTATAAGAGAATATTATGGATTGAAAGGAGATTAACATGGCACATGAAATGGAAATCACAGAACGCTTGCGTGAATCAATCGTTGAAGCGTTAAAAAATGAAATGAGATTTGGATGGTCATTAGACCAGCTGATTCCGATGTTTAACAACGCAGTCCAGGACGCAATTACAGAAATAGAGGAGAATTAACATGGCATTACCAACCTACGACAAAACAAAACGCAAGAAATCATTTGAGAAGCTTCCGAAAGGCGCTTACGTCATCGTCATCAAGGACGCAAAAGAGGAAGACAACAGCAGCGGAAAAGGTACGCACCTTACAATCTGCTTTGACATCGCAGAGGGCGAGTATAAAGGCTATTTCCAGAGCATGATGGAGAGCAGTTCCAGTGAAGATAAGAAATGGCCATTTGATGCCAGATTTTACGTCACAGTTCCAGACTATAATTCCAAAGAGTTTATCTGGGATAAGTACAACACTTTCTTTGCTGATCTGGAAGACTCCAATGGCGGGTTCGTTTTCTCTGGAGACCTGAAAAAACTCAAGGGCAAACTGCTTGGCGGCAAGTTCTACATTGAGCAGTCAGAGTTCAACGGGAAGATCTACGACCACACCCGCATGAAATGGACCTGTGTGGCTGACGATGTCCGCAACGGCAAAGCTGGCCGACTTCCAGAAGATAAGCTCATTACTTCCAAATCCAATCTTAAAGAAGACGCAAATGGCTTCGTCACTGTTCCAGAAGGAACGGAAGAGGATGTCCCGTGGTAGACATTTTCCAACTTGATGAGGTTCTGAAGTCCTTCCGCATCATTGTAGACACCCGTGAGCAGAATACTCCAAAGGCATCCGAAAGGTATAAGTCCTTTGGGGTTCCTGTTGAAAAAGCCACCCTGGACTATGGCGATTACTGCGCCAACATTAATCTTCCAGGCGGTCCGCTTTACAGCACAGCATCACGGATCCATCCGACCTGTGTCATCGAGCGCAAGATGTCACTGGATGAACTGGCTACTTGTTTCACTCGTTCCAGAGAAAGATTCCAGAAAGAATTTGAACGTGCAGCTGCTGCCGGTGCGAAGATCTATCTACTGGTAGAGGGCGGCAGTTGGGAAGCGATCCAGAACCATCGTTACCGAAGCAGATTCCATCCGGCTGCCATGCAGGCGTCACTGATCGCATGGATGGTCCGCTATAACATGGTGCCGGTGTTCTGCAAGGCGGGGACTTCCGGAAGCATCATCAAGGAGATTTTGTACAGGGATATTAAAGAGAGATTGGAGCAAGGTAATGTGGAACTACAGTGACAATGAGTTTATCAAGATATATCGGAAGTTGCTGAACTGGGAATGGTATACGGATGTTAATACCAAAGTACTGTTCCTGCATTGCTTGCTGAAAGCCAACTGGAAGGACGGAAGCTGGCGGGGGTACAAGTACAAACGTGGTCAGTTTATTACATCACTTCCATCGCTTGCCCGTGAAACAGGTTTAACTATAAAACAAGTTCGGACAGCCCTAAAGCACCTTAAGCAGACAGGCGAGGTGGCAGACTGGCATGACTCCAGAATCCGCATAATTACAGTACTTTCGTACGATGACTACCAAGACAGGGGCAGACCAACGGGCAGTCAAAAGGCAGGCAAAGGGCAGACAAAGGGCAGGCAAGGGGCAGCAGATATAAGAACATATAAGAATATTAAAGAAAATAAAGAAGAATACCGTCCTTCGGATTCCCAAGAAGATGAAGGGAATCCTTGGCCGGATGATGTCTGGGAGGACTAGCAGATGGGGTTATACAGATTTGATATTGAGGATGCCAGACGCTTCGCACAGGAGCAAGGCATCAGAACATTCATGCGGGGGGATGAGTTGCAGTTCAAGGAGTGCCCGTACTGCCGATACCTGACCACAGACAAGAACACCTTCTCGATCAACACCAGAACGGGGCAGTTCAAATGTCTGCGGAGCAGCTGCGGCGTGCACGGGAACATGATTACACTGGCAAAGGATTTTGACTTTTCACTGGGGACGGAAGCAGATGAGTATTACAACCCCAGACGGAAGTTCAGAGACTTGCGAAGATTTCCCAGACCGATTACCAAACCGGCTGCCATTGAGTATCTGGAAAGTAGGGGCATATCTGCCGAAGTGGCGGAGCGGTATCACATCACGACCAAGAAGGACAATGACAACATCCTGGCATTTCCGTTCTATGACGATAAAGGTCAGCTCCAGTTCGTGAAGTATCGGAAGACAGACTTTGACCCAGCGTTTGATGATAACAAGGAATGGTGCGAGAAGAACTGTCAGCCTATTTTATTCGGCATGGAACAGTGCAACCTTAACAACTCCACTCTAATCATGACAGAGGGGCAAATTGACAGTCTGAGCGTTGTGGAAGCTGGTCTGGAAAATGCAGTCAGTGTTCCGAATGGTGCGAAGGGATTCACGTGGGTTCCGTACTGCTATGACTGGCTGGAAAACTTCGACACGCTTATTGTGTTCGGTGACTACGAAAAAGGTGAAATCACACTGCTCAAGGAAATGTCACTCAGGTTCTCTGGAACGGTTAAGCATGTACGCCCAGAAGATTATCTTGGGTGCAAGGACGCAAACGACATCCTGCGGAAGTTTGGAAAGGGTGCAATTATTGACGCAGTCAACAACGCCGAAGCTGTCATCAGTAAACGCATCAAGAAGCTGTCAGAGGTTAAGCGAAAGAACGTCACCGACATCGAGTGCATGGACACTGGCTTGTCTGTGCTCAACAAAGTTATCGGCGGATTCTACATGGGTTCGCTTATCATCCTTACTGGTGAACGTGGTTTTGGAAAGTCAACACTTGGCTCCCAGTTCCTTACCTTTGCTATCAATCAGAAGTATCCCGTCTTTGCTTACTCCGGTGAACTGAACGACTGGAGATTCAAAGAGTGGATGGAGCGCCAGATCGCCGGTGGCTTTTATATCAACAAACTGGAATCGAACCTGGGCTACAAGAATTACATTCTGGACGGCCAGTACGAATCCAAGCTTGCTGCATGGTATGACGAATACTGCCTGATCTACGACAACAAGGATCTGGACGAAGATGAGGAAGAGACAGAGACGCTACTGGAAACGATTGAGAATGCGATCAAGCAAGGCGGCTGTCGTGTCATCTTTATCGATAATCTCATGACAGCTATGACAGATGACTTATCAGCTGACCTGTATCGGCAGCAGACCAGGTTCGTCAAAGGACTTGTACGATTAAAGAATATTTTCGACGTTCTCATAATTCTGGTAGTTCATCCACGCAAGTCACAGGGTTACAACTTCCGCAATGATGACGTGGCCGGATCCAGTAATATTACCAACCTGGCTGACGTGGTTCTCAACTATACCATGCCAGAACGGACCGAGAACGATCCGGATCCGTGCGACCGGCTCCTGCAAGTGACCAAGAACAGGATCAACGGCAACAGGGATTCTGGAATCAAGACATGGTTCCAGGAGTCGAGCAAGAGGATCTCTGATGACCGGTTCGGGTTTGACTGGGAGTTTGACTGGAACAATGACTTTGAAGACACAGAGGAAAGTGACGAAATACCATTCTAACGGGGGAACACATGAGCAACACAATACACGAAAACATGGCTTATCCGGAGTTCGACTGCGCCCACAAACTGCGTTGCAAGCAGTGCATCTATCACAGCTGTGCCAGTGGTGCGGTATCGCTCTGGAACATCTATTGCCAGTACATACTGGTTACTGGGAGACGCAGACCGTGCCCGGCTAATAGCTGCACGGTGTTCGTGAAGGGCAAGCCGAAGAAGACGATAAGCCACGAGTTTTTTACTAATACGATTTAGAGGGGAACGATAATGCGAAAGGAACTGACAGACATGCACGCTTTTGTGAATGACTTCTGGAAGCTGATAAAGAAGTATCCCGATGTGCCGAGCAAGGCAAAGGATAGTTTCTGGATTCAGCTGACGGATGATGCAACGGAGCTGTGCGGGAATTATAAAGAGTACCCAGTCACCGCCAAGATCGTGTGCTGTTGGCTGGACCACTTAGAGGGAAAGGACTAACGAGTTGGGCATTTTTATTTTTTGTATTGGCTTCTTCTTGGGTGCCGTGACCGTCTTCACCATCATGGCGGTGGCATGGCTCCAGAAGTGTGACCAAAGAAAGGACTGGTGGGAGGAAGATGATAACGATTAACGAGCGCACCTGCATCACCTGTCACTGGGCAGGCTGGGATTATGTGGCAGAGGAGTTCACGTGCAGGAATCCGAACAGCGCATGGACGAATGAGTATGTGGGGTCGGACATGACGTGCCCGCAATGGAAAGAACCGGAACAGAAAGGGGAAGTGTGGTATGAGTGAATTAAAATGGATTCCGTGCTCCGAGCGGTTGCCAGAGGATGATGTGGAAGTAATGACTACTGTCGAAATCATCAGCAACGGAAAGAGGTTTGTAGAACAGGGCAGTTATTTTTATCACGGGTGGTGTCTCGCGTATGACCATTTGCGACTTACATCAAATATTAGAGTCATCGCATGGCAACCACTGCCAGAACCATTTAAAGGCGGTGATACAGATGACGAATAGAGAAGCAATCAAAGAACTAAAACTCATGCGCTACAATGATGCCAACACAGGAGATATGGACAGAGCATTGGAAATGGCAATCGAAGCGTTATCTAACAACCAAAACCCGTCCGTTTCTGAAGTTAAAACCACAGCCGACAGCGTAAGTGAAGCGGACGTTATTTACAGGGCGGATGCGATATATCATTGCAGAAAAAGATTGTATCAGACCGCAGAAGTAAACAGACCAATTGAGGTGTATGCGGATATAGCTGAGAACAGAATTGGCGAGTGGTTGAACGAACTACCATCTGCACATTTAGTCAACGATAGTCAAGGGTTTAGTCAAGGCGATTATATCAGCAGACAGGATGCAATTGATGCGATTAAAACTGCCGAAGTCAACTTCACGGTAAGAAGCGATATTAATTTCGCAGACTATCAAAAAACCGTGCAAGATATTTTCAACAATGTGCTATATGCACAGGAACAGGTATTGAAGCGTTTACCATCCGCACAGCGCACGGGGGAGTGGATACGTTGGTACGAAGAAATCGAGAATGACACTTGTACTGAATATATACCACATTGTAAATGCTCAGAGTGTGGAACAGAATATGATCCGCATACAGTTAAGTTTATAAATTTTTGTACCTACTGCGGAGCTGATATGAGAGGAGATGACAACCATGACATTTGAATCAATGACAGAAGCCAGAGACCATTACCAGAAACTCTGCGACAAGAATTACAAGACGTTCCAGGAATGTGGCGAATCGAGATTCTATGACGCATACTCTCGCTACGAAATGATTGTGGATGCCATGAACGCCTACCTTGACGCAAAGGACGAACAGGATCACGAGCGCATGCGCAGACACAAGAATGTACAGGCATACATCGAACGGCATCTCTACAACCCGAACAAGACATTCAGTTATGCGGAAGTTCGGAAGATGCTCGAAGACGTGGGGAACATGTAACGGAAGTGAACTATGAACCAAACCAATAGCGATAAAAAGAAATACCTTAACTCTTACAAATGGCTGAAGCACCGAGCGCATTCTCTGGAACTGGAAATCGAAGCCATACGCTCGCAGTACACTGGGCACGCCATAACCTACAGTGACATGCCGAAGGCACCGTCTTCCGCTCACGACCTGTCCGATTATGCTTCCGCAGTCTTCGAACTGGTGGACAGTCTCAACGCCATACACGTTGATATTATTCGCCAGTATGAACAAATCTCTGAAGCCATCGAACTTCTGGAAGACGAAACCGAAAAGCAAGTCCTTCGGTTCCGCTATCTTCGTGGCTACCAGTGGCACCAGATAGCTAACGCCATCGGTTATGCTGAGCGGAACACCTACAAGATTCACGGCGATGCTCTGGCACATTTCTCCATTCCAGACTAAACTGTGCAGTTCAGTGCAGTTGCATTTGTATTATACTCTAAGGTGGTAAATGATTAATCAAGCACCAGCGCACGCCGACAGCGCTATACAAGCTATGACAGGCGGGGCACGGGCTCCGCTTTTTTGATACCATCATGGCACGTGACTTCGCTCAGCCCTTCTACAACTCCAAGCAATGGCAGCGCACTCGGAACGCCTACAAGAAATCTGTAGGCAACTTATGCGAACGCTGTCTCGCTCGTGGGCTGATTGTTCCCGCCGAGATCGTACACCACAAGGTTCCTGTCTCGCCGAGCAACATCATGGACCCGAACATCACGCTGTCCTTCGACAATCTGGAAGCTTTATGTCGTGATTGTCACGCTGATGAGCATTCAAAAAAATTTTCTCGCAGATTTTTTGTCGATGAGTTCGGTCGGGTATCCCCCCGTTGCGATTCTCGTGCGACAGGTTAGGACAC